GGGCATAGATGACTTCGAAGTCGAGCTGTTCGACGACGGCAGGCGCGGGCAACCGCGAAAGGTCAACGGCGGTGAAGGACATGACGACACCAAGCGCACAGGTGCAATCAAGATTTCAATGCTCGCCTTTGGCAGCAACGACTCCGCAATGTAGAGCACGCTCCTACGGACGTGACGAAAGTGGATCCGTGTAATCGCGGAATGAAACTGGCGTGACGTGGTCGACTGCCATTTGCCTCCCGGCAGCTTGTAGCGCAATCTCGGGTCGCACCCCTGGCGCATTACTCGCCTGGAACCGAACTCATGAAGCTTCTGCTAGTGGAAGACAATCACGACCTGGCCGAGGTTCTGAGCGAGGCGCTGAAGCTGGAGAAGTACGACGTCGTCCACGCCGCTACCCTCAAAGGCGCGTTCTTAGCGCTCGACGATGGGTATCGACCGGACGGCGCAATGCTCGATGTCAATGTGGACGGGGGCACCGTCTTCGGCGTTGCGGACCATCTGGATGCCGCCGGGATCCCATTCTTTTTTGCCAGCGCCGCCCCCCGCGAGGAGATCCCCTACCGCTTTGCCGCGCGCCTGTTGCTGGGCAAGCCATACACGTTGGAGGGCCTACTCGATGCTCTGCGGCACGTACTGCGAGGGATAATGAGCGAACGTCCGCAACATGACGGACGTGCCGGAACATCAAGTTAGGTGTTCGAGCAGTAGGTCGCGGATCGTTTGTCGATCTGCGTCGGTGAAGCCCAGCACCTCGCGACGCTGATAGCGCACGGTGGGTCCGCCGACGGTGACGCGATCGCTGAGGCCTTCCTGGTGCACGCGTGCGATGCGCGCGACGCGGCCCAGGAAGCCTACCGCAACCTCCTGGTCGCTGGCTTGCACCTTGAAGTGCTTGGCCTTCGTGAGCCCTTGGAACATGCGATCGGCGCGGCGCTTGATTTGCCCGGTTTGTGCGCGCTTGCGCGGCGCGTAGGCGCTGCCGTCCGTGTTGCGTTGCTCGCGGATGCGTTGCACCTGGCTGCGGCGCAAGGCCGTGCCGACGACACGCGCAAGGCGGCGGCGCGCGGCCGGCTGCAGCTTTGCCAGCAACGGTCCAACCCATCCTTCCAGCTGTTGCAGATCTTCCACGCGTCAACCTTCCGGCGCGTCCCAGCCGCCGATCCAGTCGCCCTTGAGATACACGTCCCAGCGTCCTGCCGGGAACGGCACGTCCAGCTCGGGCTCGGGGTAGTGCTCCACCTCAAAGCCGCCGCCGTTGCGCGGATGCACGCCGACGCTTTCGGTCAGCGGCACCTTGATTTCCAGATCGACCTTGTCGTTGGCCAGCAGCTCGGCGTCGAACGCGATGCCGGCCCGGCGTTCCGGGTTCGCCAGCAGTTCGGGCTGGTGCCGCACCAGCCACGCGAGCAGCGGCACCATCACCGCATCCGGGTGCCCCGCGAAGTCGGTCACGATCAGGCTCAGCGTGTAGCGGTATTCGAACGACAGCGGCTTCGCGAAGGTCGCCGCGAGCGTGCCGTCCTTGACGAACACCAGCAGCCGATCTGGATCGCGCGCCAGTTCGGGCAGGGCCGCGGTCAGATGCTCGCGCAGGCTTTGCGGCTTGATCATGGCTTCCTCGCGTGAATGCGCAGGGCCGGCGCGCGCACGCGGCGGTGCACGCGCGGCGGCGCGTCCGGCTCGCGTCGCATGAGGCACACGCCGAACGCCAGGCCGACCAGGAAACCGACAATCAGCGCGGCGAGAACCGGGCTCACGGCTGCGCCTCGGGCAAGGTGCCCATCCAGCGCTGCAGGCCGATCACCTGCTCGCGGATGGCATGGCAGGTGGTGTAGTTGTCGGCGACGGTTTCGGCGACGGCAGAGAGCGTAACGCCGGCGGCGGGCGCATCAGGATCTCCGGCGGCGGGTTCCGGGGCGACGTTGGCGGCAGCAGCGTCGTGGATGCGCACGAAGCCAGCAGGAATAGTGCAAGCGGCGTCAGCCTGCGCAGTGACATAGACCGGGATCTCCTTCGTGATGGTTTTGCCGGCGACGTAGACCGTCTGCACGCGGTCGACGTACTCGGTCACGGTGATGACGGTGCCGCGGGCGGCGTCGCGCTCCTGGCGCGCGGTGTCGCGCTCACCGGTGACGGCGCGCAGCTGCTGGCGCACCTGTTCGGTTTCCGCCTTCGCGGCGCCGATGCGGTGCTGTTGGAACGCCGCGCCGAAACCGATCGCGGCGAGCGCCAGCAGGATGAGCAGCAGGACGATCGAGCGCGCGGACATCAGCGCGCCCCCAGCACGGACAGCGCGTGACGCGTGCGCGCGATGCGCTCGCTCAGGCCTTCGGGCGTGCGCTTCGTGGTCGCTGAGCCCAGATTGATCTTGCGGCTTACCATCAGCACGTCGCCCAGGTCGGCGACCGCGTTCAGGCCGTTGTCCTTCCAGTACGCCGCGGCCGCGAGCGCGCCGATGTCGACGTCGAGCAGCAGATCCGGCTGCTCTTCCAGCGGGGCGCCGATCATTTCGCCGGCGCGCCGGTAGTTGTTGCGGAACGTGGTCTGGATCGGGCCGCGGCCGCGATAGCGCCAGCCGTCGCCGCTGGCCACGTCGCCGTTGCCGTTGCGGTTGGCGTACACGAAGTTCGCCAGCGCTTCGGGCTGGCCGAGGTAGCGCTTCGCGTTCGCCAGCTCTTCCGGATCGATGCGGCAGTTCTTGTCCAGGTCGAATTTACGGAACACCGCGACCACGCGCGTGGGCGTGGTGTAGCGCAGGTTTTCCTCGGTGCGCGACAGGCTCAAGCTCTCGTGCCCGAGCTGGCTGAGGAAGTGCGCCACGCGCCGCGGCGTGGTGATGCCGAAGCGTTGCATGGCCGTGGTCAGGGCGGGGCGCCAGCGCTTCGCACGCGCTGCAGGGCAGCGCATCACCTGCGCCAGCTGATCGTCGTTGATCATCAGTCGACCCTCAGAATGCGCGCCACGTTGCCGCGTGCGCGGTAGGTGAGCACGGCGAGCACGGCCAGCACGCCCAGCTGCCACGGGCTCGCGTGCGCGGCTGCGCCGACCAGGAGGATGTGGAGCGCCTGGCCGCCGGTGCAGACGATCAGCAGCCAGGCGCACAAGCCAACGCCGACGCGGTGCGTTGCGTCGGGACCGCGGCGATAGGACAGGAGGCGGACGCAGATCGCGATGCACGCGATCAGGGTCAGCGTGGTAACGGCGCTATGCACTGGGCGGCCCTCCGCGACGGAGCCAGCTGAAGTCGAAGTTGCGGCTCTTCTCGATCGCCGCGAGCGTGATCGTGATGCCCACTGCAGACGCGCCGAACGCAGCGACGCCGGTGGAGAGCAAGGGCAGGCTGCGCGCGATGTCCGGCGCGGCGAGGTAGCCGGCGATGATGCTGATGAGCAGGTACACCAGGCGCTGCCAGATCGGCAGCGACTTGGCCGACACCACGAACAGCGTGGCGCCGGCGAACGCCCCGATCAGCGCGTTGCCATCGACGCCGGGCAGCAATGCGGCCAGGCCGACGCCGGCGGCGAGCGGTGCACCGGAAAGGGAGGTCGGTTCGGCCATTGCGTCAGTCCCAGAGCTGGACCAGCGGCCGCTCGGGGGCCGTGGCGGTGGTGGTGATTTCGGGAAGCTCCACGGCGGTGCCGTGCGGCAGCAGCGGGCCGTGCGCACACAGGCCGGGGTTCAACTCCAGCGCTTGCTCGACCAGGCCGGCGGTGCGGCCCAAGTGGCGCCAGACGAGCGCGTCGAGCGTGTCGCCCTGGTGCGCGTAGACACGCATCAGATCAGCTCCACCGTCGTGCGCGGCGTGCCGAGAAAGTCGCGAATCGCCCAGCGCACGTCGCGGCGCAGTTCGTCGATGCTGGGCGTCAGATCATCCGCACGCTGGTTGCCGGCGGCGGTGGTGTCGTAGGAGCGGTAACGCTCGGCCACTTCGGCCGCGGTCGCGCATGCGATCACGCGCAGGTACAGGTGCACCTGGCGCGACTTGCCGTCGACCTGCGGAGCCGGCACGTTCTGCAGCTTCGCGTGGCCTGCGGCTTGCTGCTGGGCGCTCCACGCGGCCAACTCGCCGTTGGTGGCGAGGATTGCGGCGACGATCGCCGCACGCAGCCGCGGTTCGGCCACAGCGCCATCGAGGCGGATGCGCGCGCGCAGTTCGGCCGGATCGATC